TTCCGGTGGAGCCTCATACACAATCACTGTAGGCGCGGGCGGCACAGGTGGTGGTTCACCTACTGATACCCGTAACGGAAGTTACAGTGCCTTTGATGATGGCGGTGCCAATGAGTTCCGTTCAGAAGCTGGCGCGAGTCAAAACACCAACGGTGGAAGCGGAGGCGGTGGATCTAGTACAAACTTTGCTCCCGCAGGTGGCACCCCAGGTGGCACCGGTAACCGAGTTGTTGGCACTTGTACTCCAGCCCCTACACAAGGGAATAACGGTGGTCAAGGTGGTGGTCGAACTTGTGCACCTTCTGGCGGTGGCGGCGGTGGCGGTGCTGGTGGCGCTGGAAGTGCGGGCGCAAACCCAGGAACTGCCCCAGGTTCTGGTGGCTCCGGTGCCTCAACGTCTTTCACAGGGTCTCCTGTAACATATTCTGCGGGCAAGCCCGGCGGAGAAGGTGGCAATGCAACGGCGCAAGGTGGCGCTGGTTCAGCTAATACAGGGGATGCTGGTGGCGGAGCGGGGTCTTCTGGGCCTACATATAGCCCAACCACTGTCGGAGTAGGAGCCAACGGCGGTTCAGGCCGAGTAATCATTAAGTATGTTACAGCGGATGGCAACCCAGGAGCTTCTGGCGGCACTAAAACCACTTCGGGCAGCAATACACTGCATACTTTTGACTCTTCTGGGACATTTATTGCATAGGGGTTGATCGTGGCACATTTTGCACAGCTTAATGAAAACAATGAAGTTATCCGAGTCCTTGTTATAAGCAATGACGACATTCTGGATAAAGAAGGCAATGAGTCAGAAGCTATTGGTATTGCTTTCTGTCAGAAGCTATTTGATGGCGAGGGCATCTTCAAACAGTGTTCATACAACACTGTGTACGGCCAAAGCATCAATGGTGGGCAGCCTTTCCGGCTGAACTACCCCGGCGAGGGGTATGTGTATCGTGAAGATATTGACGGTTTTGTTTTGCCCCAGCCATATCCTTCTTGGATTCTGGACACAAATACAGGCAAATGGCACGCACCTGTTCCTGTTCCTACTGAACCCACATGGGAAGAATTACGATCTAGGGATCCTAGAGAAACCTATGTGTGGGATGAGGATACAACTAGCTGGGTCATACAAGTAGGAGAGATACCAGAACTACAGTTTTAAGAGGATTTTTGAGGGAGAAAATCATTGAGCGGAAGCGGAACTGGAGACGCACTCAGCGTCTATAATTACTTTGCATGTCCTGTTTACAGGATAGAGAAGCCGGAGTGGATAGCCCCACTAAATGCGGCTAGCGATTTAGCGTTACAGAAAGAACCCAGACCAGAGAAGTTTGGTGCGTCTTATCATTCTGCGAAAGATGCGCTTCTTTCAGATGAGAGCATAAGTCCATTCAAAAAATACTGTCTTTCAGTGGCTACAGAAATTCTTGATAGCCAAGGGTTCGACCTGTTCGGCCTAAAAGCCTCGTATAACGACCTTTGGGTGCAGGAGTTCTCCGAACTTGGCGGGGGGCATCATACTGCCCATATCCACGCCAACAACCACATTTCTGGGTTTTACTACCTGAAATGCACCGAGCGCACATCTAAGCCGGTCTTTCATGACCCCAGACCTGCGGCGTTAATGAGCAATCTGCCGTCCAAAAACAGGAATCAGATCGACTATTCTACCGAAAAGGTCTTCTACAACCCTGTGCCAGGGACGCTTATCTTTTTTAACTCTTATCTTACACACGAATATTCAGTGGATGAGGGGCTGGATCCATTTAGGTTTGTACACTTTAATATCCAGATGACGAAACATGGTTAGGGTTGGATATTGTTTCCCGTTTGAAATAGGTGGGTTATTAGAAGATTCTCGTATAACTCGTTGCTCGATAAAGGACTTGTATGGCTTCACTCCCTCAAGCAAAGATTTGTTTCAACGGTGTCCTGCTACGCAAGAGTATATCAAGAACACGTTTTTGATTAACCCTTCGCGCCATGAACAGATCATTATCAAGGGTTATGATCCAAAGAACGACCATTTTCAGTTGTCAGGATCATTCGAGCCAGAGCCAGATGAATTTTGTTTCCGGTATATTGAAGATGACCGAGTCATGCTTCAGATGCGTGGCATGAGTGTGTTCTTTTTTACGGATACACCTGACGTAAAAGCCGTAGTTCAAGGCACAATGCAGACCAATCGTTCCGTTGTACGAGGCTGCATTGATGTTTCTGACTTCCCCAGAACTGTCCATCCTGCGTTTCACTGTCGGATTGGGGATGAGATACAGTTGGATCCGATGATGCCAGAACTGTCCGTTACTTTTATTACGCCTAATGCAGAGCCAGTATCTCTTGTGCCTTGCTCTGTCCCACAGATATATAGGGTTACAAGTGAACTAGAGGCCTATAACATAAGAAGAAAAAAGTTCGGCTGGAGAGAGTTCTTTTTGAGAGCAAAAAAACTCCGCATGAAGGACCAAGTAGAAAGGTATAGGTTGGGGAAAGATGAGTTTTAAACAAGATAACTACGCTGTAATCAGAGGCTTACTGTCGAATGAATTGGCAGAAGTCGCTAAAAATTATCTGGAAACCAAGCGCGATGTGTACCACTGCTTGCTAGAGCATCGTATGACACATCCTGCCGCTGTTCATAATTATTGGTATTATAACAAGGACGTTGTTCAGAATTGTTATGCCACATACGGGGATGTCCTTATGGATAGTCTGTTATTACGGGTAAAACCTGTAATTGAACAGGAAACAGGCTTAGAACTTGTAGAGACCTATTCATATACGAGAATCTACTATAACGGTTCTGAACTCTTCCGTCATAAAGACAGGCCCGCATGTGAGGTGTCTTTAACCATGAACTTGGGCGGAGATCCTTGGGATATTTTCGTAGAACCCTCCGGAGAGACGGGCAAAGAGGGCATCCGCATTGCTCTGCAACCTGGGGACGCAGTGATCTACAAGGGTCATTTGCTAGAGCATTGGCGAGAACGCTTTGAGGGGGAGGAGTGTTACCAAACATTCTTTCACTACTCCGACAAAAATGGTCCATATGGCGAGGACCACAAGTATGACTTTAGACCAATGTTAGGATTTCCAGAATGACGATAGAAAACTACTGGTGGACGTGGGAAGAAGAGTTGCCGCATGAATTATGCGACAAGATACTTGAAGTTGGGCAAGATCAATGGATCGCTGCGGAGATAGGTGAACACAACGGCGTTCTGAATGAAGATTATCGAAAAACGGACATTGCTTGGATCGCTGATCAGGGCCTATACGATAGGATCTGGCCATACTTAGTAGAAGCCAATAAATCTGCGGGGTGGTGCTTTGATGTATCAAGCGCCGAGTCGTTTCAAATAGGGCGATACACAGACGGTGGGCACTACCAATACCATGTGGACAGTTTAGGCACATGGCCGTCACAGAAGCAGACTGAAGGCAATAAGTACCTTGATGGCAGAGTCAGGAAGTTATCCATGTCCCTCGCCCTTAATGACAGCACCGAATATGAGGGCGGAGAGTTTCAAATTGAAGGTTTTGAGGACGTGCCACTGAACAAGAAGAAAGGCTCGATTACTTTCTTTCCTAGTTACGTCCGGCATAGGGTGCTACCTGTAACCAAGGGCACGCGCTATTCTATGGTAGGATGGTTTCTCGGTCCCCCTTTCAGGTAGGGCAAAAAGATGGTATGGTGTACCGGAATAGTTTAGTTAACCTTGGAGTTAACAATGCCGCTTACTAAGCTACAATTCCGGCCCGGTGTTAATCAAGAAGTGACCTCATACGCCAACGAAGGCGGATGGCGTGATGGCGACAAAATCCGGTTTAGATTTGGCTATCCTGAGAAGATCGGTGGTTGGGAAAAGTATTCTTCTTCTACTTTTCTTGGCTCCGCTCGTTCTCTGCACAACTGGATCGCACTAGATGGTTCTGACTATCTGGGTGTCGGCACGCATCTTAAATACTACATTGAAGAGGGCGGGCAGTATAATGACATAACGCCTATCCGGTCTACGACATCGGCTGGGGACGTGACTTTTGCTGCGACTAACGGCAGTGCTACGCTCACCGTCACCGATACAGACCACGGAGCTATTGAGAATGATTTTGTGACATTCTCCGGCGCCGTTACATTGGGCGGGCAGATTACCGCAGATATCCTGAATATTGAGTATCAGATTACTCGTGTTATTGACGCTAATAGTTACGAAGTGACTGCCTCCGTTACTGCGGATGGTTCTGATACTGGAAATGGTGGCGCGAGTGTCGTTGGTGAATATCAGGTAAATGTTGGCCTTGATACTACTGTTGGTGGTACAGGTTGGGGCGCAGGAGCCTATGGCGGTACTACGACTACGGCATTGCAGACCACGATAAATGAAGGTGGCACATTCAGCGATGTGGACACCACATTGACGGTGACGGACGCCACGGGCATAGCCATAAACGATTACATCCTCATAGATTCAGAGATCTTGAAGGTCACAAACGTAGTGTCTAATGATCTGACTGTAACCAGAGGTCAATCTGGCACTACTGCGGCATCTCATGATGATGGCACTACCGTCTACCTAATTAAAGGCAACGCAGATTCAGCATCCGATTATTCTGGATGGGGTCAAGCGGCATCCGGAGGCATAACTACAACCACAGAGATCCGGTTCTGGGCGCATGATAACTTCGGTGAGGATCTGATTATCAATCCTCGTGATGGGAATCTGTACTATTGGGATAGAACGGAGAACCTAGACAGCCGTGCGGTTGAACTGTCCACATTGACCGGCACTCCGACAAGCGTGCCACAAAAGGCAAAGCAAATTCTTGTCTCTGACCGAGACAGGCATGTCCTTGCGTTTGGTTGCGATGGGGTAAATGCAAGTCCTAGTGGCACTCAGGGCGATGGCGTGCAAGATCCGTTGTTAATCCGGTTCTCCTCACAAGAAGATCCGCTTGATTGGTATCCAACCGCGACTAATACTGCGGGAACCTTGCGTCTTGGCTCTGGCTCTACGTTTGTACAGGCAGTGGAAACGAAGCGTGAGATCCTTATATGGACGGATACTGCGCTCACTTCAATGCGGTATATTGGGCCTCCGTTCACCTTTGGTCTTCAGCAATTGACCTCTAAGATCACGATCATGAGTTCAAATGCGGCGACTGCTACCGAGGACGTGGTGTTCTGGATGGGTATTGATAACTTCTATATCTATGCTGGTAGCACACAACAACTTCCTTGCACTGTTAAGGACAAGGTCTTCCAAGACTTTAACTTTGCACAAAAGGATAAAGTTATTGCGGGGATCAACTCCGAGTTTTCAGAGGTTGTTTGGTTCTATCCTAGCGCCGACAGTTCCGATAATGACCGGTATGTTATCTATAACTATGGCCAGCAGATCTGGTATTACGGCACCATTGCTCGCACGGCATGGCTGGATCGAGGTGTAAGAACCTATCCTATCGCGGCGGGCGGCCAGTATCTGTATAATCATGAGATTGGCTACGATGATGATGGCTCATCAATGGACTCCTATATTGAATCCGCTGTCATCGATATTGGTGATGGGGACAGATTCGCCTATATCAGCCGCGTGATACCGGACATTACGTTTGACGGTTCTGCCTCAACGAGTTCGCCACAGGCTACCTTTACGGTGAAATCAAGGAACTTCCCCGGTGCATCGTTTGATAGTACAGCATCTGGAGACGCGGTTCGCACTGCCTCGGCTCCCGTTGAATTGTACACAAATCAGTTGTATTTGCGGTCTCGCGGCAGGTCGTTTGCTTTGCGGATTGAGTCTGACGTACTTGGCGCCAAGTGGAAACTTGGTAGTCCTCGTATAGATGTCCGCCAAGACGGGAGACGCTAGTGGCTTCAAATCAAATTGCACCTCCTAGACTGCCCGAAGCACCGGCAGATTATTCTCAGCAATACATGCAGGATCTGTTAAGGGCACTTGAACTATTTATCTCACAGGAACGGAATCCTGGCGAGATGCGAGGCACCAAGCTGACTTTGACGGACCTGCCTACGAGTGCCTCTGGACTTGAGACGGGATCATTGTATAATGATAGTGGCACAGTAAAGGTAGTGACATAATGGGTCTTAGTCTAAAATCACTTTTACCTATCGCTGGTGCCGCTGCTGGATATTTCCTTGGTGGCCCTGGGGGTAGCGCGGCTATGAACGCGGCTCTCGGCTCTGGGATTGGTACGTTGGTCGCGGGCGGCGATGCAAAAGACGCCGTGATGAACGCTATTCTGGCTGGTGGTGCAGGTTCAGGTCTTAGTTCACTTGGAGTTCAGGGCGCTGGTGCAGGGGTTGCCGCAGGTAGTGAAGCCGCGAAACAAGCCGCATTGAAGCAGGCCGCGCAACAGACTGCCGCAGAAACCGCCGCTCAACAAGCCGTGAAAGAGACTGCCAAGGGCGGGCTTTTTGGTACAGGCATCACAGGTGGTGATATATACCTTGGTTCATCTCTGCTTAGTTTGGCAGAGGAGCCAGAAGAAATTAACGGTGAATACAGCCCCTCGGACCTTGAATCTCGTCCGGATTATGAGGGGAGACCTGTTGCAGGGTTATTTGTTGATACCGTTACCGGTAAGTCTTATGACACCGCAGAGGAGTTGGAGGACGCCATTTCGGCGCGGAGAGAAGAGAGCTATGCCATGGCTACAGGTGGCATTGCTACCTTGAAAGAAGGCGGTTTGATCGAGGGGCCTGGCACTGGAACCTCAGATAGTATCAAAGCTGGCATTTACCAGAACGGTAAAAAGGTTCAAGAAGCGAGACTCTCGGACGAAGAATTTGTTATGACCAACAAGGCTGTCAAAGGCGCGGGCAACGGTGACCCTAAATTAGGTGCCCAGCGCATGTACGCCATGATGGATAGATTTGAAAGGATGGCGTAATGGCTGAAACAGTACGCACCGAACAGGTAACGGTACTTCCGGAGTATCAAGAAACCTTCTTAAAGGATCTTTTGGCTAGCACCTCGGCTCTTGCTGGTAGGCCGACAACGATACCTGAGTATCAGGTGGCTGGACTTACACCGGCACAACAGCAGGCCATTCAGCTAGGGGTACAAGGTGTGGGTGCCTATCAGCCTATGATGCAGGCTGGTGCCACGACTCTTGGGCAGGGTGTAGCCGCTCTTCAGCCGAGCGCATACCAGCAGTACATGTCACCGTACACTCAAGAGGTTATTGACCAGAGCCTTGCAGATCTCCAGCGTCAGGCGGACATGGAGCGTCAGCGCATCGGTGCTCAAGCGATACAGAGCGGAGCATTTGGTGGTGGGCGTCAGGCCATTGCAGAACAAGAGTTGCAGCGGAATGTTGCGGATGCTTTTGCACGGCAGTCGGCGCAACTGCGGTCACAGGCATTTGAGTCAGCGCAGAATAGAGCACAACAAGCTGGCGAACTGTTTGGTAAGTTGGGTCTACAGCAAGCGGCGATGGGTGAATCTGCACAGGCTGCACAAGCCCGCGATGTGGGTATCCTCTCGCAACTTGGCGCACAGGAACAGCAACAACAACAGGCTGAACTTGAAGCACAACGTGCAACAAGCCTAGAGCGGCAGTATGAGCCATATCAGCGTATTGGCTTCATGTCTGACATCTTCCGTGGCGTACCTACCACAACCAGTACGATAACTGCTAAGACCGCTCCATCCCCTAGCACCCTGTCACAGGTGGCCGGTCTCGGTATGGGTATTGCTGGTCTCCAGCAGTCTGGAGCCTTTGCACCGGGCGGGATTTTTGGTGGCCTTGGCGGGATTCTAGGGGGTCAGTAATGAGCATATATAACCGCAAGATGTTTAAGCGTAACGCTCGTAACGCCTTGAATGCGTCTGCGGGCATTGCTCCGGTGCAAAAGTTTCAACAAGGTGGCAGTGTTGGACTGACTAACGCACAAGCTGTTAGTGCGG